TGATTGAGGAAGAAAGTAAGCTGGTGGGGGATTAAATGAATACAGAACGGGAAGTCTTTTTTAAATTGTTAGCATGTGCAGAAAGTTCATTAACTTTAAATAATTCAGCAAAAGCAATATTAAATATGTGGCTTGATTGCATAAATGACAATGAAGATGCAAATATTGCTTATGGCCTGTTGTCACTTATTGATGAATCAGCAGAAAAACTCAATGACGCAATAAATAGTGCCCTGCTATCAAATAAGTCGAGTTAAGTCGAGGAATAAATAATATGGAAATGAAAAATTCTGGCTTTATTGCCAGCGGCCCCGCTCGACCTGAATTTATGAACGGCGATATTTACCGCGATAAATACGGCGGCACGGTAACGATTAAAGGCGTGGCAGAACGGCGCATCACTTACCGCCGTGAGGGGTATAGCTATGACTGCGTGATGCCTGTTTATCAGTTCCGGCGTGATTTTTCCCTGGTATATGCCGCACCCCGCAGTAAGCCCATCAGCAGGGAAAAAGCGTGGGGAAATATCCAGAAAATGAAAACCATGATTAACGGATTCAGAGGTAAAAAATGAAACTGGCACCGAACGTAAAACAGCAGTCACGCGGCATAAAACACAAAGGAACAGAAGTCATTATTTTTGCGGGTAGTGATGCCTGGGCACACGCGAAACAATGGCAGGAACATGATGCGCGTATGGCCGGAGATAATGAGCCTCCTGTGTGGCTTGGGGAGCAGCAGCTATCCGAACTGGATAATCTGCAAATTGTGCCGGAAGGCCGAAAATCAGCACGCATATACAGGGCCGGATATCTTGCGCCTGTAATGATAAAGGCGATTGGTCAGAAGCTGGCGGCAGCAGGCGTACAGGATGCAAATTTTTATCCTGAGGGTATGCACGGCCAGGAGGTGCAGAACTGGCGCGAATATCTGGCCCGTGAACGCCAGAATCTTTCTGATGGTCTGGTCATTGAGCTTCCGGTAAAGCAAAAGGCGCAACTTTCGCAGATGGCGGACAGTGAGCGCGCGCAGTTGCTTGCCGATCGCTTTGATGGCGTTTGCGTACATCCTGAAAGTGAAATCGTTCACGTATGGCGCGGCGGGGTATGGTGTCCGGTCAGCACAATGGAACTTAGCCGCGAAATGGTGGCGATCTATTCAGAGCACAGGGCCACTTTCAGCAAGCGCGTAATCAATAACGCCGTGGAAGCGTTAAAAGTTATTGCCGAACCAATGGGCGAGCCGTCTGGCGATTTGCTGCCGTTCGCCAATGGTGCGCTTGACCTGAAAACGGGGGAATTTTCCCCGCACACGCCGGAGAACTGGATCACCACGCACAACGGCATTGAGTACACGCCACCAGCACCAGGGGAGAACATCCGCGATAACGCGCCAAACTTTCATAAATGGCTTGAGCACGCAGCCGGAAAAGACCCGCGCAAGATGATGCGTATATGTGCCGCGCTGTACATGATTATGGCGAACCGGTACGACTGGCAGATGTTTATTGAGGCCACCGGAGACGGCGGGAGCGGTAAAAGTACATTCACACACATAGCCAGCCTTCTGGCAGGGAAACAGAACACGGTAAGCGCTGAAATGACATCGCTTGATGATGCTGGTGGACGTGCGCAGGTTGTCGGGAGTCGTCTTATCGTCCTGGCTGACCAGCCGAAATATACAGGCGAAGGAACGGGCATCAAGAAAATCACAGGCGGCGACCCCGTGGAAATTAACCCGAAATATGAAAAGCGTTTCACGGCGGTAATCAGGGCGGTGGTGCTGGCGACCAACAACAACCCGATGATATTCACCGAACGGGCCGGAGGTGTGGCACGTCGTCGCGTGATTTTCCGTTTCGACAATATCGTCAGTGAGGCCGAAAAAGACAGGGAGCTACCGGAAAAGATTGCGGCTGAAATCCCCGTTATTATCCGCCGATTGCTGGCGAACTTTACCGACCCTGAGAAGGCACGGGCTTTACTACTGGAACAGCGTGACGGTGATGAAGCACTGGCAATAAAGCAACAGACGGATCCGGTTATTGAGTTTTGCCAGTTCCTGAATTTTCTGGAGGAAGCGCGCGGCCTGATGATGGGTGGCGGTGGTGATTCAGTGAAGTACACGACCAGGAACAGCCTTTACCGCGTCTATCTGGCGTTTATGGCATACGCGGGCAGGAGCAAACCGCTAAACGTGGCTGAGTTCAGCAAGGCCATGAAGCCAGCGGCGAAAGTTTACGGGCATGAATATATTACGCGAAAAGTTAAGGGAGTAACGCAGACCAACGCAATTACAACAGACGATTGCGACGCGTTTTTATAATTTTTTGTAAAAGCCATCTACCCCATCTACCTGAACAAAATAAACGCATATTATTCAACATGATAAGTGGGTATAGGGCTAGGTAGAAGGCTAATAAAAGCTCTCTACCTCTTCTACCTGATTTTATCAGTTTCAGGTAGCAGGGTAGACGGCAGGTAGAGGAGTCAAAAAGCTATCTACCCGCTGAAAGCCGCGCCATTACTGACATGATGAGCATTCGGGTAGATGGGTAGAGGGGGGGAGGCACAACTAAAAACTTTTTAAACGAGGGGGGGTGAAAATAAATGCGCATACATAAAAATCACTTAACAAACATGCCAGCCGAAAACATGAATCAGGGGCGACAAATGACCAAAATTCGCAGAGACAGAACACAGGCAAAATATAAAGCGTTAGACATGACAGAGCTTTCCTTAAAGGTGGCAATCAAAGCGATAGACCACCACACACGGGCAGGATACGCGAAGGAACATCCCGACCTGATAAGCGCATTCATGACCACAGCAGCGGCAAACTTTGCCACGCTGACAGAACGGGAGATTGCCGAAGCGGAACAGGTGACAACCATCAATGTTAAAACCGGAGAGCAGACAGCATGACAGCACAGATAGCGGCTTACGGGCGGCTGGTGGCTGACCCGCAGTTAAAGACCACCAGCAAAGGGACACAAATGGCGATGGCGAGTATGGCGGTTCCCCTGCCGTGCAGCCAGGCAGATGACGGAACGGCGACGATGTGGTTATCCGTCCTGGCGTTTGGCAGACAGGCCGACGCACTGGCAAAACACCACAAAGGCGAACTGGTGAGCGTGGCGGGTAACATGCAGGTAAGCCAGTGGACAGGCCAGAACGGCGAAACGCGGCGGGGCTGGCAGGTTATCGCAGACAGCGTAATCAGTGCGCGAACGGCGCGACCGGGCGGCAAAAAAGGCCAGCAGGGGCAGGCCACTGACGCACTGAACAGGGCAAAACAACAGTCGGGGAATGATGATCCGTACGGCGATAATATACCGTTTTAAATTCTGCAAACAAAAAGATGCCGGAAAAAAATAGATTTTCCGGCATGCTACATAAATCCCGACCAAAGGAAGTAAATACATTAACACGAATTATCAGCACTGAAGTTGTTACGGCATATTTTATACAACATTGCACTTGGTTGCATGTATTCGCATAGCAGACATCGGTAATAGAATATATTCACAATTATTTGTAATGAATGTAAAGAGGATGAGTATGGTTGATTTATATTCGCCTACACAGCTTGTGCAGGTGGCTAATGCTGAAGATGTGCAAAAAAAATTAAATGCGTTGTTTACCAGTTTGTTTTTCACTCGCTCGGTAATGTTTGAATCGAGAGACATTATTCTTGATACGATCGACGATCCAAATATCCCGATCGCGGCGTTTTGCTCTCCTATGGTGGGCAGTAAAGTTTCACGAGATGAGGGATACGAATCAAAAACAATTCGTCCAGGTTATATGAAGCCGAAAAGCAGCATTGATCCAAATAAGTTAGCTGTGCGCCCTGCTGGTGTGTCACCTGAGCAATACAATGCTTTTGGGGCGCGTAATATTAAAGTTAAACAGGCGATTGTAAATCAGGCTAAAGCTATTCGTGCACGTATTGAATGGCTTGCTGTTCAGGCAATCACAACGGGGAAAAATATCATTGAGGGCGATGGTATTGAACGTTATGAGCTGGACTGGAATATAAAACCACAAAATATCATCACTCAGTCTGGCGGTACTGAGTGGTCAGGTAAGGATAAAGAAACTTTTGATCCAAATGATGATATTGAGAGCTACGCAGAATTTAGTGAGGGCGTCACTAATATCATCATTATGGGTGGTAATGTATGGAAGAAATACCGTTCATTCAGAGCGATAAAAGAGGCTTTGGATACCCGTCGTGGTTCTAATTCCGAACTGGAAACGGCCCTTAAAGACCTTGGTGATTCGGTGAGTTTTAAAGGGTATATGGGCGATGTTGCGATTGTTGTTTACAGCGGGCGTTATACCGACGAGGACGGAACAGAAAAACATTTCCTTGATCCTGATTTGATGGTGCTTGGCAATACGGCTCTTCAGGGGATTGTCGCCTATGGCGGTATTCA